TTATGCTGCCGCCAGATACTTCCGCGTGGTCTGGCCAGCCAGTCCATCTGCGGTGATCTTGCAGGACTTCTGATATTCCAAAATTGCCGCTACGGTCTTAGGGCCACAGATACCGTCAATATCAGCCTCCGTCAACAGGCCGGCCTCCATCAACTCCCATTGGATCCACTTTACGCCCTCTCCTTTGTAGAGGTATGTGGTGATCTTCTTTTTCTTTGCCTGCGCCTGGCTTGTTACTGTAATAGCAGGCTCTGTGTAAGGGTTGGTTCCCTTCCAGGTACCAGCGACCTTGGTATCGTAGGTATAGTCCACGTCCTTAAAGGTCAGACCATACACCCACTTAGTCGCGGATACTTTTGTCTGCACCGTGCCATAATTGATGCCCTTAGCCTCAATACACATCGGTACCCCGTTGACTTTGCCGATATACACACCTACGTGGCCGGATTTCCACAGAACAACGCCCGGTGCAAAATCATTAATCTTGGAGATCGGCATCCGGGTGTATGCCGTCTGGTAAAGCTGATAGGAGCCGATGTTAAGCTTCCGGTAACCGGCGATCAGACCGGAGCAGTCCACATTGACCTTGCCGACCTGTCCCTTACGCCGTGCCTTTGCCATATATGCATTGGTCACGACCTTGGGATACATTGCGTGCATGGTACTCATTTTCTTTTCAGTGAGATTCCCCTCCGGGATCTTGGCCCCGTAAAAATACGGGGTGCCAAGACGACCACGGGCATATTCTACCATTCCACTTCCTGTTTTCATTCTTTTGCCTCCTCATCTGCTTTGTTCTGCAGGATCTCAATTGCCTTAGTAATCACTGTCGGTAAGGGGACTCCCATAATTCCAAGGTTTTCTACAATACTGATTAACTCATTTGCACAGAACGCAATAATTACTGCTGTTCTGATATAATCTGTTCCGATCAATATATCCAGCCGATGTGCGACCAGTACAACCAGTAGCGTTACTCCTTTTCGCACCAACCCTTTCCATGCACTGTAAGAGCTAAGAGCACCGGATTCTGACTTATTACTCTTTTTCCAAAAAGCTGCAATCAATAACCCCAGTAAAAAATCTGTTCCCATGAAAATCAGTAACGTGATCATGTCTTCTCCCCAACCACCGAATATATTAGCAATAAAGCTGCCGATGGCTCCGAAAACGGTTAATATAGTCATTTTTGTTGCGCTTACATTCATAATTTTTTACCTCACTTTCTCAATATAAAAGCCGGTCACCTCCACAAAGGAAGCAATCGGCTCTTGGCTCAATAGTTACTATGTAATTGTGGCAGGACCGTCTCTTGATCTCATGGCACCCTCCTACTCTGCGGCCGCAGTCAGATCTGCAAGCTGCGTCTCCAAAACGTTGATCTGGTCGCGGAGAGCCTGTCTCTCTGCGTGTACCGCCTCAATATCATACTCGGTCTGCTCGCCGAGAAGTGTGTACTCATAGGTCTTGATTACCTTATAGTCACTGGCGGCGATCTGTGCTTTAAGACCATCAATCTGAGCGGTCACCTGACTGATCTGCTGCTGTCTGGCCAGCTCTGCAAGCTCCTCCTCGGTCGGTTCAGGTTGCACCGGTGCAACCGGCTCAATATATACGGAGCCGTCATCGGACAGCTCATACCAGCCGTCACCCTCGCGGAATAAAGTTGTGTATGCCGCATACTCGCCATTATCCAACGGATATTTGCAGTCTGCGTCCAGATAGAGGCGGAAGCCATTGGTATTTACTGTGAGGTTGTCTCCGGTGATCCGGATCACATGAGGGCTCTCCTCTGATACAACGACCAGCTGTGTGGTCTCTTTATTTTTAAATTTGATATAGCCCATTACAGGACTCCTTTCTGGCACTGTTTAAGGCCGTGCCCGCCTTCTGATCTACTACGCTAAATGGCAAGTTAGGCAATATTTATATAAGTGATATTACATCGGAAATAAACACAGATTATGTTGATGGCAGTGTTTATGTTTATTCAACAAACCGAACAATACGTGTCATTGCAAAGTTAACTACAAAAGAAGATATTCCAGCTTGGACACATATAATTAATAACTTAGGATGGAGTGGTATTAATATATACTTCTATGATGTAAATAATCAAATAGGTATCAACTGGAATGGAAATTATATGCAAAATACTATTGTCGTAAGTAAAAATAATACTTTTAATATAGATATTGAATGTATTGTTTGAATAATTATTGGCACATGTAGATACATGATAGCCTCAACGTATGCCCTTTTGATACTGGCTTACGGTTTACGATTGTTGATCCATTGATATAAAAATCATTATAAGTATTGTCCTCCGCAACAAAGGCACCAGGATAAGGATTACCTGTATACGTTTGTGGTAGATTACTAACTATAGCGGAGTATGCACCTATATCATTTGTGACAGTTAATGTACCGCATCCAACACATATATATCCGATTCTGGTATATGTAAATATGCCAGTGATATTATCATGGACAATGGCTTCAGTTGCGGTGCTTAACTTGCCATTTAACTCAGTATATGCATCTGCTACCGCCTTGGCATCCGGCACATATCCGGTAGTTTTAGTAGCCAGCAGATCATCCTTGGATGTGATCATCTGCGCAAAGGCCGGTGCGGTCAAGTCCGCAAAAAACTTTTTAATCTTGCCAAAGACCGTCTTTACGCTCTCGCCCGTATTAATGTTCTCGCGGTTCTCCGCCTCAGTAAACGCGATCTCTGAATCTCCGATGTCACCACTAAATCCCTTAGCCAAATAGATCCAATTGAGCTTATCATCCCTCGGTGCTCCGTCCGGAGCATCTTTGATGGCCAGATATGTACTGCCGTTATGTTCAACCGCGTCCAGTCGCTCATATGTGGTATTGGAGTCGTAATCTCCTTTGTAAGATATTCCGATTTTTCCGAGAGCATTGTAACCTTCCGGTGCTGCCATGTCATTGTCCTCCTTATGCTACCTTCCAATATAAAACATTATCAACTACTACAAAATCCACTCCTGCGCCATCCTTCATATAAAGGTTCATCGTGGTTTCATCCAGATAGAACTTAGGTTCAGTGATTTTTGCATACGATTCTGCTCGATCCGCATCTATCTTGGCCTGTGCTGCAGATGATGCCGCCGCAGATGCCTGCTGTGTTGCTGTTTCTGCTTGCACTGTGATGTCTGCAAGATAGTTCGGCTGCAGTTTATCTGCAGTAATGCTTCCGTTCTTGATGTCTGCCTTTACTTTTCCATCATCTCCAATGGACCAGTAAACGGTGTCCGAATCAAGAAATTCAAACTGCGTAATAAGTGCAGACAGATCTATGTACTGTTCGCTTCCGTCCTTTAAGTAAATGATAAGCCGCTCAGTAACTGGATCGTATCCGAAGTTAATGGCAATCTGAGCCATCAGAGTATGCAAAACACTACTTGCACCAGAATAATACGTAATCGTAATATCTCCGGTATCCTGATTAAGAGTAATACCCGTGATCATCCCATTAGCTTCTATCTTTGACAGCTTAGTCAGGTCCAGAGTAATCACACGCTCATCAATAGTGCGAGTCGCATTACTTAGCTTGTCCAAGTTGGTTTTATTTACTGGTGTCTTGGTCGATGGCTTATTCTCCCAATAGTTCTCTTCCCAGTCATACGCTTTCTGCATCCTGCTTCACCTCCTGCTCCTCGGCATCCCGAGCCGCAATCTCCGCCAGTAATGCATCCCTGGCTTTCTGCTCCTGACGTGTCAGCACATCCTGCAGAGCCATACGCTTGACCTCCTCCGGCAACCCGGAACTATCCACAAAGTTTATAATTGCCTGACTAAATTCCCTGATTTCTAAATTGCTCATTCTTAATCCTCCGGTCCCAAATAAGTTATAACAGTCCCACTAATGGTTTTTGTTCTCCACGCAACTACTGTACCTTTATAATTCATGTACCCGCTGACACCCATTGCTCTTACGCTGACCAGATCAACGCTTGATAGCTTATTTACGATAGTCGCAGCGCTGATTCTGTCCGCTTTAATTACACCGGAGGATGTCCAGTTGGCTACTTCCATGTAATTAGCCTTTACGGTTCCAGCGCTGATATAGTTGGCTTCTACCGTTCCCAAACGAGCGCTTACACCATTCAGATCAGAGACTGTCACATGATCTGCTTCCAAGCTCCCCACGCGGCCACTGACGGCATTCAGAGAGTCAATGGTTGCCTTGGTGGCAATCAGGTTATTTAACTCCAGTTTGGTCACATTCAACGTCTCTATGGTCGCATATTTGACCACCATCTCATCCGCATTAACAAGACCGACCAGATCTATTCTCTCCGCTTTGATCAGAGCCTTATCCGGTGTCAGATTAATCTCTGCGATAAGATTATCTTTCGATACCTTTAGTTCAACCTCTCCTGCTACTACTTTTATTTCCGTGGACAGATCTTTTTCGATATCTTTCATCTCCAGTTTGGTCTCTTCCACCGTCCGTGTAAGGACATTCGTCTTTCCCTTCAGCTGTATAATAGATTTCTGCAGGCCGTTGACCTGACCGGTCCTGTACTCCTCGCCCTCCGCTGTATAGCTGTCCCGGAGTGCCTGGATGCCTTTTAATGTCCGCTGCAGGATGTAGGTATAGATGGTCTCCCGGGAGGTATACAGCAGGATACCGTCTCCTACTTCCAGGCAGGGATTGCCACGGGCTTCTACCTGCGCCGGTCGGTACCAGACACCGCCAATCACGCTGAGCACGTTGTCGGCGATGGTCTGTAATTCTTCCGCAGATTTGCCGTACACCAGGAAGTTGTCCTCGATGATGTAACAGTTATTGCCGGTACCGGAGGTTGCCCCGATATCGTTCTCTTCCTGGCGGATCTGCAGCTTATCAATATGCTGTACGATAAAGTCCTCATATTGGCAGGAGATATAATTGCTCCGGGACACCTCTGTGGTTCCCACCGGATCCGCAGGATAAAGGTCATCTGCTGGATACAGATCATCCGCCGGGTACAGTCCCTCAATCATCTGTTTCAAGATTACATATCGCAGCTTACCATTTCTGGTGATATGTCCAAAACAACCATTAATCTCGCAGATGGATTCTATTACGGTCTTTCCGGACAGTTCCTGCGGATCTATAGTCTTCTCTACGTTCATACCATCATTGATCAGAGTAATTTCTTCCTGTTCAACGCCAAAGTAAGCACAGAAGCTATCGCGGAACTGGCGAAGTGTCATGGGAAAAGCAAGGCTGTTATACCATTTAGATGTCTCAGCATTAAGAATGTCATAAAGAGCATCATATGCGGTTATCTGCCGATATCGGCGATCCGCAGTAGGCTTGTCCGAATATACCTTGTACTTCCCAATCTGATAATCTTTCAGAGCACCATCCAACCTTACTGACACATTCATGGTATTTCCTTTGAACGATTCCACAGTGTCTAACACAGTGATTTCAAAGGAAGAGGCCACGCAGCAGCCAAACCGTAGTTCCTGTTCATCGCAGATTGACTCTGTCACGGTCATCGTCTCTAGTTGGAACTCCGCATTGTCCAGAGTAGTACCGGATCCCTGATATGTAATTATTAACTGTTTATCGACAGAGTCATCGTAGAACATCTGCCGTATACTCTTGTTCATGTTTAATACTCCACCAACGTAACCTTAAAATCGTTGTAGTCTATGTCACGCTCCTGCTCGGACAACGTATGGATGCTGTAAGTCGTGTCTGACATATAAAAGATCCCGGCAGAATACTCCAGTGTCTCATCATTCCAATAGGTACACCTGACTCTTCTCTGATTCTTCTCCGTATGAGGAAGCTCCGCAAGCCCAATGATATTGTTCCACGCTCTTCTCTCTTCCAGATTCATCTCTCTAATATTCAGAGTCAGTTTCGTTTTAAAATTTGGTGATGTCTCCCGGTGCAGCAGAATATTGGCATCTCTATAGGCATCTATCTCCACACGCTGATTCGGGGTACTCTCCCAACCATCCGCCAGTAAGAAGGAGTTAGGGAGAACCACATCACCGAATTTAATTAACCATCCACCAAATTCCTGCATTGTTCTCCCTCCTTCTTAGATAAATGCACTCTGTCCATGTGTATTCTTGTACATTCGATCCTGCCGCACCGTTTCCCGGAAGATCTCCCTCTCATTCAGCTTCGCCACAAATGTATATGTACCACCACCGTTTTCCCTCTGTGCCTGCTTAAAGGCTTCAACCATTGTAGCCAGTGGTGTCTCGATATTAGTTTGACCTCTGGGCTGATCTCCAAGCCATGCTAAAAATGGCTGTCCTCCCTGGATCACTGCACCATTTGCAAGTCGAGGGAGTGACACATGTGCATTCCAATTCGGAATATTGGGACCATCCCATTTTTTCCCGCCAAATACCGGAACCCAATCAGGTATATCTATACTAATGGAATTGATAGCATCAATAATGGCATTTATCGCCTTAATAAAGCCGTTTGCAAATGATTCCGCAATAATATTTCCCATATTTGTAGCATCCTTTGCATATCCTACGATTGCGTCAAACGCACCTTTCCAGTCTGCTACAAATACGTTTTTTACAAAGGTTCCCAGTTTGCCTAGCATGTCCTGCAGTGTAGCTAGTGCTTCCTCGCCATTACCAGCCCATGCAACCACACCGGCTATAGCAGCTATTACTGCCATCACTGCACCTACGACCACGGTTGCCGCTCCACCAAGCGTAAGTAATACTCCTGCCAATATTGCACCGGCAGAAATCAGCAGTAATGTCATATTTTTGGCATTTACACCGTTTTCCGTAATATCTTTCAGTGCAAGGATCAGCCCTGCCGCTCCGCCGACAATCAACCCGATTCCTGCGACTACCGGCCCGAACAGGATCAATAACCCGGTTACAGCCAGTGCCAATCCTGCGACATATCCAACAATACCATCCCAGTCCACACCGTTTTTCCACATTTTGATGTAGTTATATACCATCAGTGCAGCTCCGGCGATTAGCATTACCAGTCCTAGAGCCTTAACAAGATACGGTCCAAGTCCTTCAAGATCTTTTAAAAGTCCAGCTATTTTCCACGCCAGTAATGCAATTCCTATAGCAATTACTAACGGTTTTATAAGTTCCAATAATTTCTTTGCTTTCTCCAGCATTTCCACCATTTTAGGATCAACTTTGGCTTCTTCGAAAGCATCCTTGCCAGTCAGTTCTCCACCACCTGCAGTGACTCCACCCTGATCGTTCAGCACATTCAGTTCATCAAATGCTGCAAGTGCCTTCTTTGCAGACTTACTGGCAGTATCCAATGACTTTGCATAATCAATATTCTGCTTTTTTGCCCGAGTATAAGTACTTTTCCCCTGCAGGATTGCCATAAATTGAGCCACGGCATCTGCCGCCTTGATCAACCAATTAATAAGCTTTACCAGATACGGGATAGCCATATTGACAATGGGCTCGAACGCTGCTGCCAGGCTGTTTTTAAACTGTGCGCAGCTGCTCTTCAGGGCTGACATCTGTGCATTGTAGTCCTTGGAATATTGGGCGAGGTTCTGGAAGCCCTCTTTCATAGCGGAGATCATTGCGCTGAATCCCTTGGATATCCAATTAAAAACAAACAGGCTTAATAAAATGCCCTTCAGTCTGCTGGTAAGCGTGGATAAAATAGTTCCTGATTTTTTTGCACTCTTCCCTACTTCATCAAGTGCTTTCCTGCCACTCGTCTCCACATTTTCGAATCCACTGCGTATAGCATGTATCTCTTCATTTATTCCTGTCAGTCTGGATGCAAGCTCATCATATTCCTGGTATCCACCCGTCACCCCAGCCTTTTTCAGAAGCGCCATGCGCTCTGTAATCTGCTCCTGTTCTTGCAACAGTGCTACAAGGTTTTGGTCAGATATCACCGCATTGCGCTTGATATCTACAAGGCGCTGTTCGGCAGCCTCCTGCTCCCGGATTTTCGCTTCCCGTAATGCTTCCTTTTCGAGACGTTCCGTTTCCCTCTGCAAATTACGTTCGGCAGTCTCTTCCAGTCTCCGTTGCTGTTCCTCTTCCTTTTTTTTCGCTCTGGCGGCTCTCTCCGCATCCTTTGCTGCCTTTTCTGCAACTGCTGCCTGTCCATTTTCTGTTTGCAAATTAAGCTGTCGGGTATACTCCCTTACAGCATCTGTGGCATTTTTCCATGCAATATATATCTGATCATAGTCCTCATCACCAAAGTATTTCCCCTGGTCCTGAAGTTCTTTTAAACTATTAGCATATTCTTCTACATCTACACGCAACTGATTATAATGATCCGCGGCTTTTCTGGCTTCATTGTCCATATTAGCCGCTTCCTGATCTATTGCTTTGGTGATTTTCCCTGCGTCAAATTGCTGATAAGAGTTGGGATCATGCGTAATTATCTTTTGACCCGCATCGGAAATGATCTGTGCCATTTCGTCCGCTGCCTCTTTCGCTCTTTTTTTACTTCGCTCCATGATACGGTCAAAGTTCTCATCAAATTTCTTTTGATCCTCTTCTGACCATTTGGGTGCAATGCTCGTCTCTTCTGCTTTTTTTCCTACTTCATCAATTTTTTCCTCAGCGTGATCCGCTGCCTTATCGAGCTGCGTGTTATCCATTTTTGTGATTATTCTGACTTCATGATCTGCCACAGTCTCACCTCCTAAAATAAGAAGAGCCAATTACACCCTAATGGTATAACTGGCTCATAGGCTCTACTTTTTCTTTTTATTTATATTTGCATATTTCATGAAATTGTTAATTCTTGCCTGCTCCTCAGGAGTAATACTTTCATCCTTGGGTGGCTTGATTTCATATATTTTCTTGGCATTTCTATAAACCTTTTTCTCTTCCGGTGACATTTTGCTGGTGATCTCTTTCTGCCGGATGTCCATAACACGGGTAAATGCACATTCTTCCAAATTGGTCAGCAGACCCATAAACTGAAACCAGTGCATCCTGGTTCTGTTGAGATCAATATGATATTGCGCCCAAAAAGCCGCATAGATTCTCCACTGATCAATATCCCAATCCATGACAACGTCATTCCTCTTCTTTTCGGGATAATTGTCATGCAAAAAATCTGTCATGTACCAATTTATGGCTTTTCCAATGCCCGCATTATCCGGTCGGGAATCTGTCGGGAAGAGTAGCCATGCCGCTACGTAAAACTTTTCCAAGTCAGATAAAGAATCATCCGTAAGGCACTGGGATATCATAATACCGGTTTGAAAATCCGTATCTATCGGATATCCATTCCAGTCTTTCGGTAATGGGTCAAGCAGTATATTATACATACACTCACCTCATCGCCTGTATCCCTTTCCACCATGCCTTTTTCCATTGTACGGGATCTGAGAATTGTTTCCCTTCCTGCTGCGATTGTATTTTTCATACAATTCCTTGGTTCGTCCGTTCGCATATTTCTCAGCAATGGGACCGATCTGGTCGAAGAAATCGGCAATCATAAAAGGATTAGGCGTAATGTCTCCAAATACCTTCTTACAGGTTTCAGCACCGAACACTTCATCAATGTCATGCATAATGCCGTGTGTCTTGTCGATCATGATCTGCAACTGTTCTCTTTCGGTTTTTTCCTTAAACTCACCACCGGATACATAGTGCTGGATCTTTTCCAGATGCTCTACAAGATCCGTAAATCCTGCATAGAACTCCTGGCTGCCAAAATTACAGATAATGGTATCTCCTTGATTGTTTACCTGCACTTCTGTTCCAGCTGCAATATTTTTCAGTTTCTCCATTTGCTTCCTCCTATTTATTCGCCGACCGTGAAGGTCTTGGTTGCCACTACAAAGGTACCGTGAATGTCATCCCCGCACTGCTTGACATTGATCACATTGTGCACATAGTCGCCACCGTCTCCACCGCTGGATGTCACCGATACGGTGCATGGTACCTTGATTGCCTTGTAGGTACCGGGTGTTTTCTCCACCTCATCCTTCAGCCGGAATCGCACAAAAGAGGTCTTGGCCTTGGCTCCCACGGGCAAGGTATCCACCAGACGATCGATAAATACCTGTACCTCATCCTCCACACAGTCCTCCTTGTCCACGTCAAAGGATCTCTGATAGGATTTCACCTTATTGGATGCACTCGCCTGATGAATGTAGTGCTTGGTCTCCTCTTCAGGATTCATCTCCTCGGTCAGAGACTCCACACCATCTCCAAGCAGTTCATACTTAGCAGGTTCCACATTCATACTTGTGTCAACGTAATGTCTTAAATCTTCTCTCACGATTATTCTCCCTTCTTAAAATACTCAATGAAAATTGTCATCTGATACAGAGCTTTGTTCTGTTCATTCTTACCCATGTAAAACGGACTGGAAACTCCAATCTTCTGAACAGTCACGCCATCCAGCGCAGGGAAAACCTTCTCCCGGTTCTGCCTGTCGATCCAGTCTGTCAGTGCTTCCAACCATGCTCCATTTTCCTCGCAATCAGTATTAGTCTGTGTATCCATCCTCGCCCGGATCTGATAATATTCCTTATGGATCTCCGCCCCGCTGATGAATCGCTTCACATTGACCGTAGGCTCCTTGACCAGCACGTAATCCACCGTGCCGTGCATCAGATCTGTATCAATGTGCTTCATTTCCTTCGGGTCAAACTTTTTTAACCACTCAATAATTCTTCCACTTACAGTCACTTCATAGCCTCCTTTGCTGCCTTTACCATTTCTTCAATGCCTCCGTCTTGTGCATACCGTTCTGCCCAGTAGGGACCACGCAGACCATCTTCCTGTACTCCACCATGTGACCAGTTCCATTCCTTCTCACCATAATATAGCCGTCTGGCTTTATCATCGCAGTCATAGACTATTTCGCCGGATCCGACAACTGTATGCGTATCTCCACTATGAATCAAGTCTCCGGTATCTTTAGGCACATACCCTTGCACACCCATTAAAAATGTATCATCCACGGCTTTCTGCACCCTGCCTCCCGGCTCCAGTCCCAGTTCCTTGATAAGACTGTCTGCGCTAAAATTGCAGACATAATCCATTCTTCCTTTACTCATTGCCTACCACCTTAATTGTCTTAAGCCGAGGGCGGTTACGATTATCCGATACCGCTGTGACAGTAACTACATACTGGTTATCCTCCGCCAGATCTGACAGACTATAGCCATCCGCAATCTCCCGGTCGCTTTCGCCCAGCACCAGCTTATTCTGTCCACTCTTGGCATCCAGTGTCCAATACTTGGCGGCCTCCTCCGCAGGGAGTTTTCGATATTCCTGTGGCTCCAGGTACGGCTTATTGCCATAACCCCTCTGGAAATCTACCGTGATGCTCTCAACCTTCGTTTCCGTCTGCACGCCATTGACCGTTGTAAGCGCCGTTTTGTTATGGCTCCACTGGACTCCCCGGACAATGGATCTGATCCACGTCTCCTTATCTGTCTCGGGATCCCTATGGTAGTTGTAAACTGTCATAATATCCGTAAATAGTACACTCATAATGCACCTGCCAATCCCGTACCGGACAAGCCGGAACGTATCACAGAGGTAAGCTGCTCTTCCTTCTCCTGCGCTGTTGTGACCTTATAGGATTCCGAATACCCGTCATTACTGACGGATGCTATACCGGCACCCATTCCGGAGGCATCCTGCGCTGCGATAGTATTGAGCAGCTGGCAGAAGGTATCCTGAATCTGCATATGGACCTGCTGCTGGAAGTCTGTTGCTGTGTCCTCGTTATAAGCATCCTCAAACCGCTTTGCCCTCATATGGGTGATGGAATTAAACTTAATCTCTGCCCTTTTTGAAATCTTATCAAATTCTTCCTGGTCAGAAATATTAGAATAAAGGGAGCTGTAATACTCCCACGTTATGTAAGACATACTGCTCCCTCCTTCTCTACTCTTCTACGGGATCCTGATCTTCTGCCTTGGTCTTTTTGGGGACCTTCTTGGATTTCAGATCTGCGATCTCCTGTTTCAGTGCTGCATTCTCGGCTTTCAGATCTGCGATCTCCTGTTTCAGTGCTGCATCTTTGGGAATTGCTCCCATACCTACTGTCCTCATATACTACCTCCTACGCCTGGTGGCTTAAGTAGATACCAGCCACCTTATTCTTGTAGACATCCACAATACCATACTTACGATACTTGATGATATCAGCATCAGCATCCGGGTTTGCAGATGCAGGAATCACATTAGATACCACATGCTTGTCATGTTTGATGATTGCGGGCTTGTGAATGATCATAAAGTTAATGGATTTTGCAGCTTCCTGCACCATCTCATAGTAAGAGGACATAGCCCCAGCGGATGCACTGGAACCAGCAACGGGAGAATAAACTCCACCGCTCTCCGTGTAATATGTCTTACTGGTTACCGGTGTAATGTCCTTAGTCTTTTCATACTTTGCAGTACCCTTTCGATAATGTCCTGCTTCCTCTCCTGCAGACTTACCGTCCAGCAGATCAATAGATGTATAAAATCTGCCCTGAGGTACGGGTTTCTTGATAGTGAATCCCGCCAAAATCTCCTTGGACTTATAAGTATCCATCATTACCAATGCATTGAGCAGATTGGCTGTTGCATACAGGATTCTGCCCTCTTCCGGTACCTCGTCATTATCCATCGTATTCTTAGCCTCCAGCAATTCTGCAAGGAACTCCTCTGCTGTGACAATTTTCTTTGCCTCACCTTTAGAAATACCTTCAATTCCGGCCAGAGTAGCAAATGTAAATGCATCCGCTTCCGGTGCTACTTTGGTACGCATAAGTTCCGCACCTGCCATGCCAAATGCCAGTTTATAGGTTTCCTGATTATCCATAGCATCTACAGACAACTTGGCACCACGATCATAGTTATATTCAGTGGATACCCACTTGAAATCTACAGTGCCTTCCGTGTAACCACTATTACGGTCATACTCTCCCAGACCGGTTACTGCAATCTGGGGATATACGATTTCCTTTGCATTTGCTCCGGCCATTGCCATTGCGGGATCTCCCGTCAGATCTCTGGTAACGGATTCTCTCTGATACACCTCATCAAGCAGAGGTGCGAAATTTTTTGCTAAAATAATTGTGTTAGACATTTAATTCTCCCTTCTTATTTTGTCTCCGATACAGAGGGCAATCCCATAGCGGCTCTCATTGCAGCATCATCTGCATTCGATCCACCTCCGGCCCTCACCTGTCCGATCAGATTTCCAGTTCCTACCGGATTAGGCTCCGGTGCGCCGAAGAGCATTTTGCTGTCTTCTGCTTCTGCTAAGGCTTTCAATGCTGCGGCAATGTCCTCTCGCTGGTTCTTGGATGCTTTCAGCGTTTCCACATCCAGCAAAGCGGTGATTGCCTTGGGATTCTTACCCTTGACAGCAGCAATGCTTTCCTTCACAAGATCATTAAAATCACGATCCGCAATCTTGGCATCATAGTCCCTTTGGATATTCGCCTTTTCTGTTTCCAGATCCTTGATCCTCTGATTCAGACCAGACACATCTACATCCTTAAATCCGTCTAACTTACCCTGTAAGTCTTTCATGGCGGTATCATTGGCCTTGATTGTCTCATTGGCTGCGTCCAGCTTCTTGGCCTGATTATCATAATCAGTCATGGTCTTGTAATTCTCCAGTACAGCCTTTTCAAAGTCCTTTTTCTTATCCTCCGGCACTTCCAAGCCATACTCTTTCATGATTTCAAAAATGTTCTTCATATTGTCCTCCTAAAATATTTTGTGAATCGCACTTTCTGCGATATGGGAAATTGCGGAAGCAGGGATCGAACCTGCGACCTCCGGGGCATGAACCCGGTGAGCTGCCTCTGCTCTATTCCGCCACTGTAGAGCAATAAAAAAAGAGCCGCAGATCAATTACTTGGAATTGATCACATCGGCTCTAGGCTCTACGTTGATTACTATTTCATTTTTGCATTTCTTGCAGTACGCCGGAAAATTTGAAATCTTCGTGCTCGGCAATACCTTAAGGAAATGCGGGTTGCCACATTTCGGGCACTTACACCATTTAGAACTCATATATTACCAACTTTCTGTAGGTTGGCGTGTCTCACAGTGTTATTATAAAACAAACCTATGTTTGTTTCAATAAAAATCTGTAATCTTTTTTACTCCAGCTTATCCTTCTTCCATGATAGCTTGTATTAGCGGCATATATTTTTTTTCCAACCTGATATTTATACGGGTTCTTTCTCCATCAAAAGTGTGAGTTGTCGAAGGGGAAATCTTCTTCTCCTCCTCTTCACGTTCTTTTTCCCATTGATTGGTAATCTCATCTATCCTAGCCTTTTGGCTTTCTGACAATACTCTTTTGCTCATACGCTATGTATCCTCTATTTGCTAAGCTCTGCATGATTCGGTGTTGAAGTTCTCCGGTATTCCCTTCGTCCATCATATCTTCAATGGCCCATCTCCATGCCTGATTATAAGTTACCATATCTATCGGTTTAATAATTTCAACTCTATAGTCATATTTTTCATTTACCAGCCTGTATGATGCTGACTGGAAATACCTCATAAGATTAAAATCATCTTCACCAAACGACATTATTCCATTTGTTTTCGGATGGTTATGCAGTACTATGCACTCTGACAGATCCAAGTTTCCTACGCTGACTGCATCTTCTACACCCTCATTGTAATACAGCCTGCCCTCTTTATCAATGACAATCAGTTTCTCTATTTCACTGTCCCTTATCTGGTTGCCATAGTACTCTATTGCATCTTCCGCCTTAGAAATATCGATCTGTCCGATATATACCGGTTCACTGCTATCCCCTACAGCGTCAGATGCACCTAATGTCTTTGCCTTTAGGTCATTCTCAAAAGAGGTATCATGGTATTTTTTCCACGCCTGTGTCTTTTTCAAATCCGATGTGCCACATTCATACCGCAACCGTGCAGGCTTCTCATTCACTCTAGCAGACTGACAGAACTCCTTGTACTCTCTACGCTTCCTGCTGATTTTCACATTGATCTCTTGTGTATCCATTCCAAGGGCTTTGAGTGCTTCCTTTTCCCGTTTCAGTGCCCGGATATTTCTTTCCAGCGCCCGCATTTTCTGCGTAACAGCATAATAGTCATATTCCTTGCCATTGATAATAACAGGGGACGGCTCCGGACTCTCCTTCGGATAGCTGGACACTCCCTCGAACCACGGATGATGATTATGTCTGCAGTTATACCCATACAGGCCAAGCGGATCATTTTCATGCGCACCATCCACGCTGTAGCCTGTGGCTCTCCATAGATCTGTTATATAGTCCTGGCCAATGCGTTTTGCTTCCGTCCGGTAGTCCTGCCCTTCTTTCACAAAATACACATGGCCCTGCCACTGCTCATGATTGGCATGACCAATTCCCGTGTTACGGGCTCCCCAGTGCTTGGAGACGTATACCAGATTCTCGCCGGATACCATAATATTATTATCCAACACCTTACCGGTCATCTGGTGGCATCCGGTTCTAACCGCCATTCTCGTGGCAGTATCCAGCTGCATAGAGTACCCCGAAGCAAAATCAATGGACCGCAGACCGCTCTGTGCAAGATTATGTACGGTATCCTGTATCACCTTGTCCCGACTGAATGCGCCGGAGCATACTTTTATAATAGCCTTATCCAGTTCCCGCTGATACGCATTCTCCACCGCCTCATATCCGTTCATGGTCTTAAAGCCGGTAGTCTGCGTCATATTTTTAAGGGCTCCGGCCGTCTGCTCCGAAAACATTTCCACAAGTCTCGGCAAAAAAGAATTATCCGTCAGCTCCTTCGCATTCTGTTTCCACACGGACAGATCATCAATCCATGCCATATTCCCGGCACCAGCTACGATCTCATCATTTGCCTTGTATGCCTCCTTGGTAATGTTATTGATAATATCACGGATCTCCCGCTTATATTCCAGGGTGTTTTTAGCCACCGCTTTCCGGTACTCCGGGTCTGACGTCAGTAGCTTCATCGCTTCTTTGCGGATTCTCGCCGGACTATACCCCAGTTCACTCATGGAGTGCGCCTGCAGCTCCGCAGTCCTGGTATATGTCATGGTCTTCTGTATCCTGCGGGCAATATCCACGATGACCTCATGCTCCAGATATTGGAACAGCGGTACAAGGGCTTCTTCTATGATCTCCAACTGCTCCTCTGACAACATTAGTCTTCATCCTCTCCATCCAAATTATCATCAATCTGCAGCTTTTCATCTACCAATTTCTGTGCCTCCTCTTCCGTGAGACTGTATGCGTCCATCAGATACCAAACCGTGAGCTTCGGAATGTCGAAAGAGAGCGCATCATTACGTTTGCGTTCCAGTTCTGCCTCCCGATCAGTGATATAACTATCATCAAAGTCCACCAGGACTTCCTGCTCCAGGTTGAATGACTTGCCGTGGAAGGTATTTGCGAACCACATCACCGCCCGGCAGATATCCTGTATGTATCGGACGGCTTCCTGCCGCTGTCGGTTAAGTTCCTGCATCTGATCCTGACGCTCTCCCACGTACTCGGTTGCTGTGGTAATCTGCCCGTTTTCGAAACTATATTTCTTTGTGCCATAGCCGAAGGACATAGATAACAGGGACAGTGCCAGTTCAAACGCCTTGGTGATCTGCTCCACTCGGATCTCCGGATTATACTCCTGGATCATTCCCTTTTCTTCCGGAAGCTTCTCGCCTGTGAATACAAAAAGTTTTTTCTGTTCCGGTGTCAGTTTCGGTTTTCCATTGTCGTCAAATTCACACAGTAACTCATTCACCAGGATAATTTTCTCTGCTTTGTCCAAATCTGAAAAGAGAACATTGTAACACAAATCCACTACCTTGAGTGCCGGTATCGCATCCCAAAGCTTTGGTAATCCATACCCTATCATATCATCCAGGTTGTTTACCTCTGCATTGCGCATTACCGCAAATGGCTTCACTTCTCCCAGTTGTGCTGTTACCGCTTTATCTTCTACTTCCTCTCCCTTTTTATTGAAAACGTGAGTCTCTGCCATGTATTTTCCATTGTCCACTGTAAACAATACAAGTGTCGTCTGCTTTTCTCCTTTGACAAGTGTACTCCCAGAAAAAGCAGCTTCTGTCACAATGTCATTTTCCACTGTCAGCGGAGTGAATGCATCTGCCTCCACATAGTTCAGTTTGATATCTCCACCCTTTACACTGTTATCATCCATAAAAGTTGCATTATCCAGTCTGATATAGCATGCTGCTGTTCCATCTGCGGAAGTCTTTTCAAGTTGCTTGCGGTACTGTGTATTGAACTGATTCTTATGCAATACCTCTTTCACAAAATCATACTGATCTCCATCTCCTGCGTTGATCTCCAACACCTCACACAGATTCGCATCATCCGAACAGCATCTTTTGCCAAAATTTAATCTGGTCAGCTCATATTGCTGTCCATTAACCGTTTTTCGCTTATGAAAATTCTCAATTATTCTGTTGCTATACCAGTCATCACATATCTGAATTTTCCCCAGTGCATTATCATTCACTGTATATCCCTTTTTCTGTAAGAAATTTTTAACGCATCCTTCCATGTTCTTCTCCTTCTGTTGCACCGGTGCAACTTTACCTGTCTAAGTCTACATACTCCACAAAATCCAACCAGGTGTAGCATTCCGCATCCCACCAGTCATTACAGTTACCTATATTCTTATCTTCCGGCTGGTTCGGATGGTCCTCGTCCCACTTTAGGCTTCCTATTGCCTTTCGCAGATGTTCACACTTCCGATTAATCTTTATCCGGCCGGTATTTAACAGCCTATCCATTGTTCTTGGTCTTTCCGATATTTCATTCTTTCGACATCCCTTTATGTTCTGATATGGTAGTCCTGCATTTTTGGCAGCACTCCGCAAGCTGTTTATCATTGTTGTGCTGGCACTGTCTGGGAATACCCAGTCGATTCTTTCGTATTTATCTCTACACCTGTTATAAAACTCTACATATTTTTTGCAGATCATATCTGCATCTATATCATCTGACAGTGGAAGAAAATCCTCTTCTGCCGTTCTGAGATCATGATACCTGTTAAAATACAACTTCAGCGTAAAGGTTGTCATGGATCCATTTCCGCCAAAATCGATCCCCATCGTTACCTTGAACGGTTTATGTATTAATTTGCCATATGCATCTCTTGCAACTAGCGGATCTTTTTCCTCATCATACAGATATGGCTCGTTATTGTTTGCAAACTTAGGAAATATGATTCCCTCTGCAACCGCACGCTCTCCCTTTATATCACGCCTGTACCACACCGTGTCTTTCTGATAGGTGATGAGCACTGCCCGGATCCGTTCGTCCGTCATGCTCATATTATCAACTAAAGTAAAGTGCCCATAGTTATAGCCGTAATCCGAATGCAACACCTGCTGTTCCTCATGAAATTTCAGGATATCTGTGTAATACCAGTGTTCTTCCTCTTTAGGGTTCAGATCGTGAAATATCTTCCGGTCAGAGCTGGATAATGTTCTGTCAAATACCTCTTTCAGGAATTTCCGATGACATTCGTTTGCTTCTGTCACATATGCCATACCGTATGTATTACCCTTAATCAGCTTCTCGTCGCCATCTTTTCCGCCACCAGATACCAGCACGACCTTCTCTCCGGTTTTTGTCTGCACATACACACAGTCTCTATCCTTGTATTTTCCTTCCCGGCATCTGCCCTCGAAGTAATTCAGCAGACCATACCCATCGCAGTCAAGGATATTCAATTTTGCGGTAGCGTTTGATACCCCTGCTACCAGATGAATCTTGTTCTTATGTGTTTCCAGCAGTGTGCAGAAGATTAATGTCTGCAGCACATTTTTCCCGCCACGTTTTCCACCCTCCGCCACATTAAACCAGCTGTGCAAGCAGCGAAGAAAATATTGATATTGCCGTTCACTGAACGGTGCCGGCTTATTCATTTGCCTGCTCCTCGAAATCTTCTATTTTGCGGTTGGCTACCGGATTTTTCAGGATGTCTGCTATAGTCTGCATGTTTTTCAAAATATCCTCTGTGCTATTATCATTTGCTTCGGCACGTTTCTTTTCATATTCTGCCCGGTACTTGCTCTCGGGGTGCATCAGGAAATACTTTGTAAGCCAGTTAATAGCCTTTTGCCGGTCCTCCAGTTTTATGGATACACCATATTTTCCATCCTTCACCTCCCGGATCAGCTGCGTATCCGTATTTACTGATGCTTTTAAATTGACAGCACTGATTGATTTCTTCTCCTGCGTTTCAGGATCCGTATATTCTTTTTCACTGAATGTCAGGTAATTGCCAATGTCCGCAAATGCTATCCGCATCTGCAATTCTACTATATCCTCAGTACCCGTAACGATCTGCTGTCGTTTCAATTCCTTCAGACGTTCTATCTCTGTTCTTACCCTAACATTTCCTAACAATCGGGGGCCTGCGCAGAGTGCAGATTCGTATGTGCATCCGTATGCCTTCTGGTAGCTCTGAGCTGCATTAAATGTTTTACTGTAATATACGCAGAAAATCTGCTGTTCCGAGGTTAGTTCATCGTTCTGCAGAGTATCCTTCGTGCCATCATCCGCAGGTGGATTTTTAACCATTTTTTCCTTATCCGAACGTTCGCTTTCGGATGCCGAACGTTCGCCATCCCATCCATGTGTACTCTTCCATCGTCTGACAGTCCCGGGAGGCACTTCCAAGGCATCGGCAATATCTACCAGTTTCATTCCTTGCTTATACATTTCATGTGCTTTATCACATAGTGGATTTTTCTTCGCTGACACCTGCTGCCTCCTTTCTTCAAAAATAAAAGAGCCGGCACACGGACTTCTCCATGCATCGGCTCTTGGGCTCTAGATAATATTTTAATATTCTTCTAAATATTGTATTTGAGTATGTTCAAACTCCTGTGGTATTTCAATCGAATGTCCATAATTTACTCCATACTTTACAAGCATATATGCTCTCTCTGTAAATTCATATCCACCATTAACTAATCTCGTCATTCCTAAGAAAGTCAGTTCTTCCTTTTCTTTGAGGTTCGTCGTAATAGTAGATTTTTTCAAATTATCTCTAATAAATATCATCTGGCTTTCTGTAAGTTGCCTTAAAGATATTACAATTTTTTGATAATCTTCAATTGTTAATTCCTCATTTATGAGTGCTTGGGTTAAATGCGATAAGCATCTTACCTTTTTTTCACACTCCATATGATCAATTGCATATACTATCTGATATGCTATATCCGAATCATTCCCATTTTCTTCCAATTTTTCTGAAAACTTTCTCAATATATCATAATCAAAATTACCACCTTCTAAAAAAATTTGGAAATTATTCCAAAATATCGCATCACTTATATGTCCGCACCTTTTCATATAATCTGCCGCAACTTTCAATCCCGTGGTCGCATCACCCTTAAAAAATCCTATCACATAATTCAGTAACACTGTTGATTCTGGTGTTAATTCTTTTATAATGGTTTCTATTTTATCCATGAGTACTCCCCTTTCCTTTAGTATAATACTATATTTTAATCTTTTTATCAAATACTCATTTCTACCAAGTCGCAAATGGTGTTTTACAGTATATGACGAAAACAATTTATATATTTTCTCTTATACAGTAGCCACTCTCAACCTAAAAATAGCTCTCATGCACTCTTGATCCTCCGCAACATAATGCTGTCCGGCCGTGCTCCGGTCTTTGTGACCAAGATAATGCCCAGCATCCCATACGGTACCGCCACGCTTACAGATATTCGTAGCCGTGGTTTTTCTAAAGAGATGGGGATATACCCGGCGTTCAACCTCTGCCCTGTTGGCAATACTCTTAAGTGCACTACGGATCCCGGCATCCGACAGGCGGTTATACTTCCCACGAGCACACCTCTCGGATACGAACAAAGGATCCCGACTGTTAATATTGCAACCACGCTCCTGGATGTACTCACCGAGGTACTTAAGTGCAATATCATCAAGGTATACAGTCCGGTAGGTACGGGTCTTTTGTCCATAGACTGACACAGATCCAGCACGCCAATCAATGTCATTCACGTTGAGCCGCTCCGCTTCGCCTACTCTTATAGCGGTGCTCCGCAGCAGTTCCATCATAGCGCGGTCGCGCTTGCGGATGCAGCCTGTCTTAAGTTCTTCATATTCTTGCGCTTCCATATGATCTACCGGCTTCTGAATCTCTGGGTAAATTTCCACGCTTTCCACGGGGTTTTCCGTAACTATCTTAGATTTTCTCATCCATGTAAAAAATGCGCTGAGGTGCCGCCGCTGGTTATTCAGAGATGTGTTGCTGTTGCAGCTTTTAATGCTATTAAGCCACCCCTCCACATCCATACTGGTAATCCTTGTAAGCGGTTTTTGACAGTGATCTATAAGACGCCGCACCGCATCTGTATACTGTCTCACAGTCTTGTCCGACAGTTTTGGAGCCTTTTTGAGCATAAATAATTGCATGATATACTCATTGGTGTTATCCACGGTAGCAAGCTCTGTTTCCGGAACCTCTACCTCTACCTTTGTCAGTTCGTCAGTGAGCACCACTCCAAGCAGATCCAGCTCCTGGCTGTCCAGATGATAGCGCATTTTCAGCATGATATTGTTCTTCAGTTCCTCTTTTTTGTCCATCATATCCGTAACCCTCCACAAATTCCTTGCCTGGGGATCACCTGTGTGGTATAATACTCCCAGACGTGAGAGCGGTACAACTTACTTTGGTCGGTGGGTGTACCGCTGTTTTTATGTAACAGACCATTGACAAATACTTGCAGCAATGATATTATTTGTTTGAAGAGAACAAATGTTCTGTGTTCGTGGATTCGTCCCGGTGCAGGACATTTTGTTTTATCAAGGATTTAATTTCACTCGCTTGTAAATATAATCACCCAGATAAATGATGCCATCGTAAAAATCTTTTGAATGCTTAGTTAAATCAATCTTGACTCTTTCATCTGAGAAAAATTCTGACATTAATCCGCATAACTTTGCCTGTTCAGAAGCCCTACCAGCAAAGAAAGCTGCAGATGTCAATAAAAGTATTCCTATGATTCCTCCCATTATCTTCTCCTTTACTTTTTGTCCGTCAAATCTCTACCGCACAGCGGGCAGTTTTTTATTTTTATCGCTCCCATCGGCTCTTTTTCGCTGTTGCAGAAAAGCATATAATTCTCCGCTCCTAGCCTAATAGTTCCATGTTTGCCGCTTACATTTGCATACTTCTCGCAAAAATCACACATTTCCGCTCTCCTTCACTAACTTTCAGTTTACTTCATGAAAATTAACCACCTGGTTTTCCCTCTCTGGTCTCCAAGTAACGGCTTCGTGTCAAATACTTTCAGCACTTCTGCTAAAGCAATCTGATCCTCATTCCATTTAAAAACAAGCAAGCCGGAAGGTTCTAATACTCTCATGCATTCATCGAAGCCTGCCTTTAGGTATGTTGGCCAATCTTCCGGGAGTACTCCGTATTTCTGCCGTAACCAAGATCCTGTCCCTGCATGGATAAGGTGCGGTGGATCAAATACCACAACTTTGAAGCTGTTATCCTTATATGGCATATCTCGGAAATCCATATGTACATCTGGTTTTACCAGAAGAGATCTACCGTCACATAGAGTTGTCTCTACTTCACGGTTATCTGCAAATATGACATCCGGATTTTGCCTATCAAACCAAAACATCCGGCTGCCACAGCAAGCATCCAGTATTTTCTTCATATCTACCTCCGCTAAATCCTAATATTTCAGTTTAGATGTTCATAACACCAGACTTCCATCCTGCTTTTTTAGCCTCTTCTGAAAGAATCTCATTTTCTTCAGCTATGGTCATTTTTCTTTGTTGTTTTTCTAAACAATATATTGATAAAATTTCATCCACCAACTCATTAATACTACATAGCATATCTCCGTCAACCTCTTCGGTTCGTTCTGCATCATTTAAAATATTTTTTATATCTTCTGCACATTCATGTATTTTTCTCATACAAATGCCTCCGCTAAATCCTAAAATATGTTCGGTTTCCTTCGGAGATGCGCTGCCCAGTACTCGGTTATCTTGTACTTGGGGCACTCGTCCCTCCACATCTCCCGTCCTGTCTTGCCATCCCAGTGGATGCAATCATCACAGTTAAAGCACGGTTCATCCATCTCTCCCTGGCAATGGTCAAAACATTCTGCGCTATTAGCACAGTGCTCACAGATACACCCAATGCAGCTCATGTCATTTCTCCGCTAAATCCTAAAATATGTTCAGTTTCTTATTAAAATCTTTAATATATCCTCTATTCCTTGCTGATATCCATTGTAAAAATTCTGTACTTTTTGAACTTCGGCATTACACTTAATGCTTGCATTATGTTCCAGTTCATTCGCTTTCCGTTCAATTTCTTCATACTCTTTTTTATCCATCTACTTTTCCTCCGTTAAATCCTAAGTTACTTCGTAGCAATTCCGCTTACCAGTGCTGCATCATTCAGTTCAATGACAAAGCATTTTCTTCCGTCAATGACCTTTGTCTCTATCAGATCAGTTCTGCTCGGATTCATTTTGATGGTCACATCCGGAGTCTTTATCTCAAAGCTGCGGGGATTATAAATATTGGACATCATAAATTCCATGTTCTCTCCGGCGGTCTCGTCAAAGCACTGATCGAAGACTTCCATACGGTCATTAGCTACCCCGCTGCTGGCAAAAATCGTCTTCATTTCATTTTTACCAAGCATGAACGGTTCCGGATCCTCCAAATGTTCCTCGTAGATCTCTCTCATCTTCTCGTGGATGCTCTTAACAATGTCGATAGCGCAGTCATCCCCCAGTACCTCTTCCACCAGTGCCTGAAATACCTCCTGTTGGACAACGGCAGGCAAAGGAAGTGGGCAGCCTAATACATCGGTTACAAACAATTCATTCAGTTCCTTAGCATCCTTGGAGTAAAACAACGTGCTGTGCAGGTCCGCTCTACGGTCATTGAAAGCCGGGAACAGGAACGCGGTATCAGGCATTCCTACCACCCAGTCGCGGATACGGTTCTGGAAGGTATTTTCCACCGCGTTATAGTTCAGTCCGGGCTTGGACAATTCCACGGGGCAAATACAGGCAAGGATATATTCATATACTTCATCGGAAGCATCCTCCATCTCTGTGCCGTCACTGGAACGTCCCGGTATATCGTAGGCATCATGAATCAGCAGAATCAGATAATTACCAACATATTCGTAGGATTCAATGATGCGGTCATAGAACTGCTCCAGCAGGTCATTGTCCCCAAGACGGCTGTCTCGCAGTTGCAGTAACAGTTCCTGCGCACCTCCCTGTTTTTCACTCTCCAGGGGAAACTCCAAATTAAACAGGTTCTTCCCGATGGTCCCGGACAGGCTCTTGCGCAGGATTTCAAAATATTTGAACATCTCTTCTTCCGGCAGAGCCAGAAATGCCTGCTTCAATTCGGTTTTCTTATTCTTCTCCCCATCCACGTAACATCCGCAGATTCGGGTGATAGAACAATTCCTTTCTGTAAATAATTTCTTAATCTCACTGATTTCCTGTTTAATCATAGATAATATCCTCTCTTTCTTTAACTTTCCCAACTACCGAATTTTCCTCGGTAGTTCATTTGCCCAACTAGTAAATTTTTTTACCAGTTCGATTTCTGCCCCGTGTTTACGGGAGATTTTAATTTGCCGGTAACTTGCTGAAATTCATATCCAGGTACCCGTATTGCCCGCGGTGATCCTTCTGCATCTGTCTCCAGTATCCCATCCGCGAGCATCCAGGTTATATGTTGGTGGACTGCACTACTGCTATGCAGCCCTACCTCGTTCCCAATTTCACGGAGCGTAGGAGGGTATCCATGCTCCGTGGTGTAAGATATAATTGCCTTTAGAATCTTATCTCTGATCTTTTTATTATGCTCTGTCATAGCCTGCCTCCTACGCAAACCGGAGCTGGCCGGTCTGCTATTCTTTTAACCTATACGCTCTGACTGGAAACGGCATCGTCTCGTCAAAATAGTACTCATTAACAAGACCTCTCTGGCTTTTGCCATCGTAGTAAACAAGTCTGCGCACGGTATTGTTCTCCACCATCACAATTTTCTCCACCATTATAACCTTGTACCATGCGTGAGACACTGTGCTCATATCCATGACAATCAGCTGATTTATCATCTGTGCAATCTCATCAAAGGTAAGCTGCTCGCCGACATTCTCTGCTTCTATCCAGTCTCCCGGCTTAAATTCATTTGTTGTTGGAGCAAGCAAATCCATAAGGCTCAACTGCCCCTCGCACTGGATCATGGCATTACCTCCGGCATAATATCAGATAATCGCATTTGTGCCATTTCTGCATCTAATCTCTTTTTGGACAAATCGTAATAATGCTTGTCCAGTTCAAACCCAACATATGGATGGTTGGTTCTGTAGCAGGCTATCAAGCTGCTGGCACTGCCTACATGGGTGTCCAGGATAATGTCTCCGGGCTTTGCATAGCGGTTCAGTAACCATTCATACAGGGCTACCGGCTTTTGTGTATGGTGAATACGGTTTTCTTTGTGTTTCATATTTTGCTGAAGCATTCCGTTCCACCTATATTTAATCTTCCTTACTGCAGTACTGAACGAAGTCCATGCAAGTTCACAATCAGAAAAATCAGTATTTCCATTATCTTTATCCCAAACAATCCAACAACTACTATCAAACGGCATTTTGCTTATAAAATGATTTGCCCCCCAAATAATCTGATTTTTTGACACTCTAAACAGTTCATCGAAATATTTTTCGTTTGGTGGATTTATATCCATTCCGCTAAAACTCTTGTAATCTTTTGCTTTTGCTAGTTTACCTCTTGTATGGTTTTTATCCCCATTTTCTCCAATCCCATACGGTGGATCCACAATCGCAAGGTCAAAGTAACCATCCGGGAACTCTTTCATCCCATCCATGCAATCCATGTTGTAATATCCAAAATCCATTACGGCATCACCCCCGGAATATCCTCAAAACTAAGTTGATTATCTCTTTCAAAAACAATCATCTCATTTTTTGCTCTCTGATAAAAGTTGCGGTCAATCTCAAATCCGAATGCACTTCTCCCGATCTCTGCGGCTGCTCTTAAGGTACTACCGCTGCCACAGCAAGGATCAATCACTACATCACCGGGATCCGTAAAAATCTCTATCAGTTTTTTCAGCACCGCTACCGGCTTCTGTGCCGGATGGATTTTCGGAATATCTTTTCCGTCTTTCTCCCAACTGAACCAGTTAAAAATCATTTTCCCAGTGCCACGGATCGTCTTTCCGTCCTCGTCAACCTTTGCACCGTTCCGGAACTTCGGAAGCTTGTCACGATAGAACACAAGAGCATATTCAGTAGCACCAACCACACGCATATTTGCCTTAAGCACCTGCGGACTGTAATTTTTAACAAATACCAACGGTAGGTAATGGACGAATCCATGTTTATAGGCGGCATCAATCAGCGTAGGCATCTGTTCAAAAGAGCAGAACACGATCATGCAAGGACTGTTGCTACTTCTTCCCCTGGTAACGATATTCTTGTCCTCCTTTTTCAGCATCTTTGAGCAGAAATGGAAATACTCATACAGATTAAAGTTGAAATCGGAATTGAATGCCGCCTTGCCTGCCAGCTTGCTTTCTCCGTTCTTGTTATCCCCACCGTTGTACCACATAGGGTTACTGCCGTAGAAGTTTTTGCCTACATTATACGGAACATCGGCAATGATAAGCTGTGCCGGAGGTATGGCATATTTCTTATAGTTCTGCATTGAATCTCTGTAAATCTCACATTTTAATTTTTTCATTTTTTTCAAGGAGACCGCATATGCTTCACTCTGCGCAGAGTCTCGGCTCCTCCTTTTATTTGTTTGGTAACTAAAATCTTTTTTGCAAAAAATCTGTCATAATAATTATGAAGTTATAAATAATTGTTAAATTATTGCATGGAGGTACTATTATGCGTACAAAATTTGTTTCTCTTTTTATCGTTGCCGCATTACTAATCATATATGGTATGATAAGTGTCGTTGCAACAATTTGCCCAAATGAACCAGCCTTTGTATTTTGCTCCACCGTATTTGTCCAATACGTTGATTTGGTAATATACATCTATGATTTATCAGAGCAATTTCGCTTGGTATGGCCGTGGCAGCGTTAAGCTGCCATGTGCCTACATCATTCCATAACATTTTTGTTTTTATTTGCGCCCGTTAAACATCTGGGATGATCCCATTTAATCCTATATCCACAACTCATACAAAAATTAGATATTACGCCACAGGACACCGTTGCTCCGCATTGCCCACATGTCCACCAATCTTTAATATGATTTCCTTTGTGGTATTTTGGTCTAATCCCAGTATTCATTTTTTCATATCTTTCTAACTTTTCCTTGTCTGTCATATATCCCTCACTTCATCTGATCCAATGGCAAACTTATCTGTCCCTTACAATTTCCACCAATCGTCGTCGGATCCCATCCAACACCGATGTACTCCAATACCTTTGCCCAACCGTAGTCGTTCCCATCAGCATCCTTGCACATATGGAACATCAGATAATCCCACTCTTTCGGATTGCTCTCATAGAGCAGGTCAAACCTGTGCGGTCTCTTTTCCATGTGGATTCCAAAACCACACATACTGCAACCAGTACGCTGCGCTTTGGTAGTATACAAGGTACCGTCCGGTTTCTTTTCGATAGTACCGTAGATCTCCGGGATTAGTGAATGGGGCATCACAAAATTCTCTGTAAGTCTGCCCTCACGTAATAACTGCTCATGGAATTCATCTTTCCATCCATTCCGCCACTGCTCGTCCATCTCCAGAGCCAGAGACAGAATATCCTGTCGGTGGAAAATAGCAAACGGCGCTGATCTGATTGTGGATGCTCCAAAGTAATTGCACCCATTCATCCGCAGGCTCTTGGCACGTCTGCCGCCCTCGGATGCCATCAGCCCTAAATACGGTACACTGTTATGCTCTTTTCCCCAGTCATCACAGTTCTTTTCTTTGAGGTAATAACAGCACTTGGACGATACCAAGAAATCAGGCTTCTGATAATCACATCCCTCGTTTTCGTTCTCATACCCACCGAACAGCTTCAGCCATCGATGATTAAGCTTCATTTTGGAATCTTTCTGCCAACCACCATATTCCCCAGTCTCTCCGGTAATAATTGCGTGGCGTACCGTCTTATTCTTCTCAGATGGATTCTGCAGCAACTCAATTTTCCCGGCAATCTCCTTGGATATGACTGGAAAACCGAACTCCTGGATCACCTTTGGCTTACTCCAGTAGGTCCCGTCCTCTCGTTTCAGCGGTGGCACATTTATGATCCCGATTGCCCGATGTACCCTCTGAATGCTTTTATCTTCCAGATAGGATGCCGATACTCCCGGAACATCAATGTTACACACCTTTTTTAGGAATATGTAAAGGATGATGCTATCCAGTCCTCCTACCGATACATGGCAGTTCAACCCCCGCTTATCGCATTCCCGCCGAAACTCTTCCGCGCGGATCCGCGCATACTTTCTCTTAAATTCATACGGCTGCTTCTCTTTCTGCATGAAGGTTGCAATCTTCTGCTTCGTTCCCAGCCGTTCCATTCTTTCCTGTACGGATTCCACTTTCTTCTTGGAGTAAAGAGCTCTTTATCGCTGGCCAGCAAACCTCTCACTCCTTTCTTCATATTATCTGTTGACGAAATAAATAATCAGGGATAAGATACTTGAAACACTTCCAACAAAACCAATAATGTCTAATATTTTCTTTTTCATGGCCTTTTCTCCTTTCATATAATTCAAGACAGGTAGCTACTATCTTCATAATTAATATGTTAGAAAAAAAACAAAAAAAGAAAATTTAGAGCAGAAAATCATATATTTTATATTTTTTTAATATTTTCTGCCTGCTCCTTGTACTGTCTCCCTGCCATCTGCACCAGATAGTGCTGTAATGCTTCATCCACGCTGACACGATGCTTGGTGCAATATCGGTTAACATAGCGCTTAAAGTCCTCATTCTGCTCGTACAGGGCGGTGTAATCAATGGGTTCCATCTGCATCACACTCCTTTCGGTTTTTCGCACCGCTCAAATTCGATAACCCACACCCACGGATTAGCATCCCAGCCGTATCGGTCAAGATCGGATTTCTTGATAGTACTGTTCCAGAGATTTTCCCATTCTTTTAATGCAATCTCCATATCTCCACAATGGACGGCTAAGGAAGAAAGTCCCTCATTGCGAATACTATCAGCAGTAATATCCTGCAACCGCTCTACTCTCACATTCGTAACCTTAAGCCAGATCCGTGCGGCTTCTTTCGGCATGTGGATGGATGGTTTCCACTTCGTAACATCGGCTATATCATCTCTCTGCCAATTTTCGTAGTAATAATATCCGTTCGGCGCATTTTTCCATGTTTCCCGTACATACAGGATATCACCCCGCTGATACGGTGAATCATACGGGCAGAGGTTTTCATTTCCTCTTGGTTTCGTTATGTAGCCGTTAGGATGCACGATAAATGGATGTTTTAATGTTCTACGGGTGCAAGTCTTCCGTCCGTCCAGAATTGCCCGAACCATTTCTGTGTTGAATAAAATCGGTTTAATCGCCATCTTCCTTGCTCCTTTCCGGGATCCTCGGTCTCTCCGCTATCACCGGGTAACTGCAGTCATACGGCTTTGTCCTGCCGATGCGGATTGCCTGTACGCTAGGGTGCTGCTGCATCCGGTCCAGCTTTATGTCCGTAAAGTTCTGTGTCCCGCCGTGATTCATCCGTTCGCCCTCTTTCTTTTCGTCCGGTCGTACATCCGGTAGTACTGGCGCCGATCTACTGTCATGGCCTGCACCCGTGCGCGCCGCCGGTACTCTTTTCGCCTTTCTTCCTTTCTCCGCTCCTGCATCTCTTCGGTTCCAGCTTCATCAACTGCGGCTTTATACCGTCGATACTTAGACCACCGCCCGGATGACAGGCATCGCCGAAAATTCTGCACGGTCATCCCAAGGTACTCCGCGGCAGCCTTGGCCCCGACTATGTCATGTCCTACAGGCAACTCATATTCATCATTGGTCACGATCATATATGTTTTCATTGTGTCACCTCCTCTCAGTTCGACAAAATCTCCTGTTCCAATGCGCTGAAATCATAATCCCGTGTCATCATCCCTTGGTTTCCCTTTCCTTTTCGAGGCTCTGGAGGACGATACACACCAGGAAGATATTGCAGGTAGGTCTTATCACGCAGAAAGTTCTGCGGATGTTTGATGAACTGCTGTTCCTTGATTTTCCCAGTTCTACGGAGACTGTCAGCATAGTTCTCCACCGCAGTGATCAGATCCTGTTCCGAGGCATTGTCCGTCATTAACGTGCTGACCAATGCAATCTCAGTCTGATATGCGTATATCTGGATGTCTGGGAGTGGATAGGCTGCCAGGAAGCGATCAACGTGTGCCGTGGGGGATATAGGGGGATTATTTTTTCTTTTATCTTTCTCTATATCTTTTATATATATATCTTGCATACTATCTTGCACACCATCTTGCGTACCAACTTGCTCACTGTTTTGCTTACTATCTTGCACACTAACTTGCTTACTATTTACTATAGTGATGGTGTACAAGGTCGTTTTAGTACCTCTCTCCCGAAAGTCTATCAGCCCTCTCTGCTTCAATTCATTTCTCGCTTTCAGTATTCCTGACCTGCTCATTCCCGTCAGTACGGAAAGCACCTGATTCGGCGCTTGGAACCACTCTGTCCAGTTGCATCCATTGTTTATGTGCATCAAAGCGAACCATAAAGCAATCTGCCCTGTAGACAACGGATTCATCGTGGCCGAATACCAGAAAGAATTGATAGCTGTTATGTAATTCATTCCACCACCTACCCTATTCCGAAATCTTTCAACGACATCTGACCGGTATTATCTGCTTTCGGTGCCAGACACCTCCGTATAGCCTTACAGCGCTTGCTACAGCTGCTGGTCCTTGCCATCTCCCGGAACAGATATGCCTTGGCTTTCTGCCGGTCTTCATGGCTGTCATCTGGCCGGAAGTATCCATTATCTATGTTAATAATCAGAGTACCGCGGATCAGAAGAGCATCTTCAAGTTCCTGGCGGATTTTCCGGTCACTCATATTTGTATCTGCCACCAGCTTCTGCCGTGATATCCGGTTCGCATAGCCAAACGGGATATAATTTTCAATCAGTATATTGACCACCTCCCGGGCGGATTGCCGTCCGCCCTGACACTAATAATGGCTGTTTGTGAGACACCACCACATGAACGGTTTCTTTCGCCCCGCAGGGCAGGTGTTTCAACCTTATAGGTAAGACCTTCCAAACTCTTTTATAAACTCCTCACGGGAGCCGTAATGTTCCTCGTAGTACCGCTGACATTCCTGTTTCAATCGCAGATCAAGTCCCTGATTCGGTTTCATATGGACACTGTCCGGCCCCCACGTATGCAGTGTGGGGTGCAGCGGCACCAGGAATCCTCTTTCCTCACTGGCGGCCTTACGGCTGCCGTTAAATACGTGATGGATATGCACCACATTCAGATGTGTGATATAACAATGGTGCATATCATCCGTAAGCACGCTCCAACACTTCTTCATGGTTTCCACGCTTTCATCATGCTTTCTAATTCATCTGGAGGAAGCGTCTCAATTCCCAGTTCTTTGGCTTCTGCCACGATTCCGTCAATAAAATGACTCATTTCCTTTGTGTCATACTCACTGGACCCCTTAATCATTGCATAAGCATTAAACGTGCCGTTGCTCCTGATTGGCATCCAATGGCCGGTTATCCGGCTCATATCTACACAAGCCTTTACCGTAACAGTGATGGGCACACCGTCCGCCTCTTCCAGTACACCATAATCTTTCAGCATCTTTTCATAGATTTCTTCCTTGGTCGTAGGAAACTCTTGTGCATCCGCAATCTTGCTCATGAGCACCCAGGCATACGCATTTGCATCCAGTGACCTCTTCTTGCGCCACTTTTTTGCGGTAATCACAAGCTTGTCCAAATCTTTAATGCTGTCATACTGGCGGGACACTTCGTCGATAGAGTCAGCCTGGAATGCAATATTATATTTTCCCGTAGCAAAATCCATTGTGATTCCAGCCACTTTCCCGGTAAATTCCATCAGCCAGCCTCCTTAGTTGGCATATTCTTAGCCTTCTGCAGGAAGTCTTTAATCTGCAGATCTGACAGTTTATACACATTCTCAACTTTATAGGTCTTGCAAATAGATACGGCCGAATATCCTATCCTTTTCAGCTCAGCCTCTACCAGTGCCAACCTTTTCTTGTCCGCCTCCGTCTTACCATCCGGCTGTTGCGTAGGATCTGTATATTTGGTCTTATCAGCATCCCAGTACACGTCAGCACCGATTCCCAACTGCTTGCATGCAACCGAGATTGCATCGGTGGTAGCCATCTTATAACACTCATCCTCAACATAAGCAGTACCATCTTTCTGCTGCTTGACAAACATTGCTCCGCCCACACCGTGGATGGGCTTTGACCATTCATCCCCGACTTTTATGTAAAGCAGGATATTCACAAAGGCAGCCACCTCCGTACCGGACGGCTCCAGCCACTGTTTAGTAACCTCGTAATACCATCCAATTCCACAGGGGCCGAACTGCTCCGTGAGTACCTTGATCCGCCACAGCGGATTGATTTCTGTTTTTCCTTTCAGCCTGCCGCCGGTGATGGCGCTCTTGGCTTCGTCCGGCACTTTCTTCACCGCATTATAGATTTTCAGATTATCGTCCATCAGATCAGCTCCCAATCAATACCAACGCTCGTCAGATACATCTCCAGTTTCTCTTTTGCCTCCGCTGTCAGTGCCATGCGGTACTCATACAGATTGCTCGAGCCTTCCAGATCCTGCGGGATCATGCTATCGATTACTTCCTGCGCAGCCTCTTCCTTCGCCTGTTCTACCGCAGCCAGCTTTTCCGCTTCTGCAGCCGCAAGAGCCTCCTGTTTCTCCCTTTCTGCTCTGGCCAGCGCCTCACGCTCCCGCTGTTCTGATTCCAGTTTCGCACGCTCCTCCCGGCGGATGCGTTCCTCTTCTTCGCGACGGATGCGTTCCTGCTCTCTGGCAAGGATTTCTTTCTGCTGCTGTTCATACTGGTTGATGTAGAGAATAGACTTTGTCAAATCATAGGATTCCAAAAACATGACAACGGCTTTCTCTTCTGCATCCGAGTGCATCTGTCGGATGGCATCCAGCCCCTGTTTTACAGTTTCCTTGCGCTCCATCATCTCCCTGCGGATCTGCGTCGGATTCGTGGTCGCATTCTCCCACTTGCTGTTATAGATCTTGTTCAGCGGCAGCTCTGCCTGCATATCACCCAGGCATTCCAGATATAAATCTTTGATCTTCTCTTTTTTCTCTTCAATACGGCGCTGCTCAAATGCAGTTACCTGTCCGTTGATAAAATTGATAGGCTGATCGTACATGTCCGCCAGTTCCTTTGCCTTGGCCGCAAACTCTTCCAGAGGCTTCATATATTCATCACGGACCTCTTTCACACGATCTGTAAAGGCTTTCTTTTCCTTCCGGAGACTGGCCACCGTTGCCTTTGCTTCTTTCTTGCTATCTTCGGTAAATACCACATTTCGGTATTCTTCCAGTCTTTCATTCAGATAAGCCTTTCCTGCTTCAAAATCACAGGTGATCTTTCCTGCTTGCTGTTGTACCTGTACTTCGTAATTCTCCATCGTTTCTTTCCTCACTTTCATACGCTTCGCGCTGTCTCTTATATAGATCTTCCCGGTGGAGACCAAGCTCCACCAGTTCCTGCTCCATCACATCACCCATGTACCATCACCATCTGCCCGTCAGTCTGTTCCGCATATTTAGACCGGATCAGCTGATTGAGTTCCTTTCTTTTCTGAAGGCTTCGGGCTTCCATCCTTCGGAGATCTTCCTGGCGACAGTCATAACAGACACCATTCTCCAGTTCCCCGGCATCACACATCCCGCCGCAGCCATAGCATCTATACTGATACATTGCCTTATCCTTCCTTCTCTTCTCCAAGCATATTAACTACGGTATTGCAAATTCTGATTGCCATATCAGCCGGCTCCTCACCTAATGTTTTACCAGCAGCCTTGGAAACTTCCTTTAAGATTGCTCCGGCTCCAGCTATAATCTCTAATAAATCCCCTTCAGCCTTAATCGTGCTGTTGTGAGTCTCCTTGTCACATTCATACATCAGTGTTGTTTTTTTCATTGCATTTTTCCTTTCCGTGCCGTATAATAAGGCACATAAATAGCATTGACAGTGTTGTTTTTAGGATTCCTTGCTTTGGTCGGTGGGGAATCCTATTTTATTTGTCCATCTTCTTTCATAGACAGATATGCACAAGCACATCCAACTCCGGCACATGTCAGTGCGGATATGTACATTCCTGCTTCAAAGAATCCTGCCGGCAGAATAAACACTGCGATGAATGCCACTACTCCGAGCAGATTCGGCAGGTTAAATACCTTTCTCACGTTCTCCCTCCTTCCTAAGAATGAATGCTTGTCCGCACCCTCTACGTGATGCCCAGTTACCACACTGGACACCACTCGCTGATAATATTGGGGGGCTTGTGGTGCTGTCAGATACACCACGTACAGGGCACGGATAATTATTGCTATAGTTTCATCTGTATCAGCTTTGCCAGCATTTCCTCAGGCAGATCCCCTCCTGCCAGCTCTCCGACCGGTGCGTTCAAAATCTCTGCCAGATCCCACAGGTCTCTCAACTGCATTGATCCCGGATCCTTTATGCGGTTCTGTATGGTTCGTGTCTGTACATTCTGTTTGACCGCAATCTTATCGTCCGTGATCCGCCGCAGTGACATGTACCGCCTGATGCCTGCCTGCGCCCTAGCTTCATATTTCATTCTCACAGATTCTGTTTTCAAGAAATTGGATTTCGGCATTCTTCTCACTTCCTTTCCAGTTCAAATATTGCCCACCGAATCGCCGCCTTGGTATCCTCATCCACGTCGTTGCGCTCTAAAAGAACATATAATCTGGCAATCTTCAAGGAGTTGAATCCTGCTCTGATCAAGATTCTCGTTATGCAAAAATGATAATCAATGCAGTTCACTATTCGACCCACGCTTCCGTCCAGTTGATGGCTGAAGTGTTGTTACAAACTGGTATTCTCCAACCTGCTGATGAGCCTGCGCTGCGAAAGCAGCTTTTAAAGCTTCTACAGGACTAGGATTTTGCATTAAAGCTCTTGCGGACACCAGCTCTGCAAGAGCCTTTGTCTTTTCGGTAATCTCATTCTCCATGTCGTTACCTTCATCGATGCGTTTTTTAATGTGTTCTGCCAATGCGTCGATCAGTTCATCTACCTTCCCCATTCTTTATCCCTCCTTTCCTACTGTCTGATATTGTTGTAAAACTCTTTCCCTCTGTGATATAATTTCCATATCATTACTGCACAGGAGAAAATTTATGTTAGATACTATTACTTTTATCCTCGCTTTGATTGGTTCCATCGGTACCGCATATACCGTAATCATGACTTTTTACTGGCATCGGATCAGCATAGATGCTTCGATTGCTGATCATGCAATTGCCAAGGATACTGTAGTTTTATATATGGTATTTACTAACAATTCCAGGCTACCTATTTCCATCACTGACGTAAAAATCTGGAATAGATGTATTCCTTATAGTTGTGTAAAAGAACCAACTACAGTGCGAGTTGATACGCGAACAACAGGTAAAACTATCGTGTATCGTGAGGCCATAAAATCTCTCCCTTTTCCAGTAACATTACCCTGTCTGTCAGGCACATCTGGCTTCCTTTACTTTCAGATACCTCAAGAAAATTTTGAATGTGCTTCCAACTCTCTGACTGTTGAATTAAACACCAATCGTCACTGGACACTTCGAAAGACACTGTCACTTTCGGAGAATTGATGTACTGCTGCGTGGTTACATCCACGTTTTATCCCTCCTTTCCTACTGGCTGATCTGCTGTGAAAAGATAATCCAGTGAGCAATTAGGAAATTCTGATTTTATTAAAATCATTTCATTCCTTTTAAACTCTGTCACACCAGACATTTTGTTTTTTAGACTTTCATATCCAATTCCAGTTTTCTCTGCCAATGCTTTAATGGTCATTTTTTTTCTCGCCATTTCTGCATTCAAGTTATAAAACAAACAAATCACTCCCTTCTGTTACCCTGTGTCGTAACTTATATTGCCATTATATACCCTGCATCGTAATTGTCAACCCTAAAAAGTAACTTTTTTACTTTGTGGGGTAATTTATTATTTACTTTGTAGATAAAAAGGTGTATTATGAAATCACATCGGAGGTGCAAATATGGGACTTACAGATAAACTCGATATACTTATGAATGAAAGAAATATGAACAAAGCGGACTTGGCCAGAGAATCCGGTGTTCCTTATACCACAATAGATGGTTTCTATAAAAAAGGCTCAGATAATGCCAAACTATCTACATTAAAAAAACTATGCAAATATTTTGGCTGTACTCTCGATTATTTAGCTGATGATGATGTGGATAAAAATTCTCCAAACACATTGGCCGCACATTTTGAAGGTGAAGAGTTTTCAGATGATGAAATGGATGAGATCCGCCAATTTGCAGAATTTGTCAAGAACAAAAGGAAATAAAGTCCTTTTAATAGGACTTATGGTTTGCTATTGTGAAGAAGGGTGATATATTTGACTACTTATGAAAGACTTGCCTCCTCTCCAGATGCGGAAGGCGTTACTATTTACGATCGCAAATTTCGCAGTCCTAGAATAAAAGGATTATACTGTGACGGAAATATTGCTGTCAGCAATACTTTAGAAACCGATGCTGAAAAAGCCTGTGTTCTGTCAGAAGAGCTTGGGCACTACCATACAACAGAAGGTATTATTATAGATCAGTCATCTGCTGCCAACAGAAAGCAAGAGCTCCGGGCACGTCTCTGGGGATATAATAAACTGATCGGATTGCACGGGATTATTTCCTGCTACAAGGCCGGTTGTCAAACGGCATATGATATGGCGGAGCATCTTGGAGTAACTGAGGAGTTCCTATTGGAGGCCCTTCAATGCTATCGCAACAAATATGGAGTATGTTTAAAATTTGATAATTATGTTATCTACTTTGAGCCAGGATTGTCTGTGCTTGAGTTGATATAAAATCACATTATATTTACAAAAAGGAGAATTCTTATGAACACCGAGAAAAAACAAAATGGATTAGGTATTGCCGGAATGATACTGGGCATTGTTGCTGTTGTCACATCATGCTTTGTATTAGGCGGTTTGTTCGGAACCATTGGCCTGATCTTATCTATCATTGCTCTGACAAACAAAAATAAGAAGAAAGGAATGGCTATTGCCGGAATCATTCTGAATATTATCGGCATTGCTATTGCTATGGCAGTTTTAATTTCTTCGGTTATCAATAACCAAAGTGTAGCACCCTCTTCTATTTCCAACGAAGCTTCCGTATCAACCTCTACCGACGAAGAAAGCACCTTTGACATAACCGAGGGATATGCCACTATGGATAAGTTCAATCAGATTGAAATTGGCATGACCTATGATCAAGTTGTAGATATCGTTGGATCTGAAGGTACCTTGATGTCTGAGGCTGGTACTGGTGAATACAAAGTGAGCATTTACTACTGGTATTCTGTGACTCATATTGCAAATATGAATGTAAGCTTTGAAAATGGCGTTGTCACCGGTAAGGCGCAGGTCGGCTTAGAATAACATTATGTACCTTCAAAAAAAACGTCATACAGCGAACTGACGTTTGGAAAAGAGGATACAAATGACAAATGAGGAATTCCGACAATTATGCCTATTAAAAAAGCACTTTCTTGACAAGAATATATCTCTTCCTATGACTGGTGAAAAATGTGCTTCTATTCCCGTTTATTCAAATACAACAAAAGATATTTTTTCATTAGCTTTAGATAGAAAGGGAATTACTCTAACAAAGAAAAAGTTACAAGAGCTTCACAAAAATGATAACACAGTAATGATACGTGTAGAAATAGATTGTGTACCTCATATGTTTAAAGATGGACATTTTTCCTCTAGAAACCATATCCATATATTTGATGAAAATGAAGAAAATGGATTACAAACATATGATTTAACTGGAGAATATGGTAATCTATTTTTAGATATAAATGATTTTTCTAGTGTTTTTTTTGATTTTTGTAAAATGTGTAACATAGAAACAACTGGCATAAATGTACAAGGTGTGATATAAAATGAAAAATAATTTCAAAGACGGCTATTTTAAGTGGCTCTATGATAACACAGTACAATTTAAAATAAGTGATAATATAACCAGACTCACTCTTCCATATTTAGACAGAAATAATACTTGTTCTGAAGTATTTATTAAATCTACAGAGGACGGATACATTATTACTGATGATGGGGAAACTTTAGATGAATTGTATTTATCTAATTTCAATCCATTCTCCAGTCCCAAAAGGGCTGCATTATTTAATCGTATTCTTACAGAAAATGGAGTTAAAAAGGTTAATGATGAATTGGTAGTATCATGTTCACATGAAGATATTTACCAAAAAATACACTTATTAACTCAGTGTATGATAAAAATAAGTGATTTATTTTTTACAGCAAAAAGTACAGTTCAATCATTATTTTTGGAAGATGTTCAATCATTTTTAGACGATAGTGAAATCAGATATTCTCCATCGATTTCATTTCAAGGAATAAGCGGTCTAACAACAAACTATGATTTTGTTATACCTAAGTACAAAGATACTCCCGAACGGATCATTAAGGTGGTAAATAATATAGACCAATCGCAGGCTAATAGTATTCTATTTTTATGGAATGACACAAGCCAAGCAAGATCCGAATATTCTTCTCAATTGTATGTATTTATACAAGACACTAACAAAAAAGTTCCGGCTTCTGTTATTACATCAATGAACAATTATAATGTTGTACCTGTTAAATGGTCAAAAAGAAATGATTATGTTGCAGCATTGAAAAAATAAAAAATCAGCCCCAGTGTTGGCGCACCGGAGCTGATGATGATAATAGTCCCGAAGGATACTACTATACACACAAAATAATAGTATCATCCCGGGGCTAAAAAATCAAGTCACCGGGCATTTTTATGCCCATTTTTAGGAGGATGATACTATGGCAACTGCAAAAAAATTACCTTCCGGCTCCTGGCGATGCCTGATCTATACCGGAAACGATAAAAATGGGAAGCGGCAATATAAATCTTTTACTGCAGCAACGAAACGTGAGGCGGAATATCTGGCCACACAATATATGGTATCTCTGGAGGAGCACAAAAAGCAGAAGAAAAGTGATGCTCTGTTTTCTGATGCCCTAAGCCAATATATAGCCTCAAAAACACCCGTTCTGTCTCCGTCTACCATCCGTGGGTACCGTAATATTGAAACAATACTTAATAGGGAATTCTCTTTCTTTTGCCATACAAAGATTTCTGATTTAAGTTCGGATGATGTGCAGGACGTAATTAATGTTCTGGTCAAATCCAGATCTCCTAAAACCGTGCGTAATTATCACGGCCTGATCTCTGCTGTACTTGGGGATTATATCAATCTGGATACTTCCATGCCACAGAGCATAGAACCGGATCTGTATATCCCTACCGATAAAGATATCAAAGCTCTTGTATCATCTGTCCGGGATACTGAGTTGGAAATTCCTGTTCTCCTTGCAGCCTTCTGCCTGATGCGGCGCGGGGAGATCTGCGGTCTGTCCCTACGTGATATTGACGGCACTACAATCCATATCCACCATTCCCTTGTCCTTGGCGAGGATAAGGAGTGGCACCTGAAAGCCCCCAAGACAGAATCCTCCGACAGGTACATCACCGCACCTCAATTTGTCGTGGACCGCATTGCGGAAGTCGGACACATTACCTCACTGAATCCACATTCCATCACTATTATGTTTCAGAGGGTACTGGATCGGAATAATATACCTCATTTCCGTTTTCATGATCTCCGCCACTACTCCGCTTCTATCCGGCACGCACTCGGTATCCCAGATGCCTACATCATGGCGGATGGTGGATGGAGTTCTGATAAAGTGCTGAAAAAGGTCTACAGACATGCTATGAGTGACCGGAGAAAAGAAATGGCAGATAAGGCCAACCAACATTTTGACTCTATGTTTTAGATACTATTTCGTGTTGCATTTCGTGTTGCATCATGTTGCATTTTGAATGTTTTATGTCCGTTTTACGATATTATTTCAACATTTCCAATGTTTCAGAAACGTAGTATTTATCAGTGTTTCACGCATTTATCACTAATTTATGTATTTTCTTTTATGGGGTTCGAATCCCCCTCTCGCTATTAGGTTAAAAGGGTCGGAAATGCTGATAAATACAGCGTTTCCGATTTTTTTGATTTCTCAAAGTATCAAATAATATGTTTACTTTTGTTTACTTCTGGATTTCTGACGGTGATAATGGTTAAACCAGAGTTTAAAATGCGCCGGTTTTCTCCTCTTAAAACCAGGGTTAAGAAGCCTAAAACAAAAGGTACGAAAGCTGACTCCGTGGAAAAAGTTACGGTTGCCGAACTTCTTCCCTCTTTGGAAAATACGGTTTTAAATAAAAATTAAACTTTAGCATCACCGCTTTCAGCATTCTGATAGACAAAGGAATTAGTGGTCATGGTGATTTCATCTAATATAGCCAGATTTCCGCTTTTCTTTATGCACATTGTTATTTAATAATTTGGACTTGCACACCGCCAAACCCGTTACTGTTCCAAAACAAACTGCTCTGTCTCAGGGTTCCACTTTAATACTGCTACGATTTCTTCAGAACTTATCAATTTATCCTCAGATGCCACAATAATCAAATCATCTACTATATCCATATAATAAAAAGATTCATCTCCAATGATCTTTAGCGCATCTATCGGAATTTCTACCCATTGACTGCCTTCGACAGCTAAAAGCTGAATTTCCTGTGTTGATATTCCTTGATATGTTGTGGTTTTTGATACCAATATTCTGCTTTGTCCGTCACTCGCTTGAATACAGTTTATAACTACTTTATCAGCCGCAAACTCCTTATATGCTACCATTTCTAATGAATCAGCATCTAAAAGGATACCCACCGTTTTATCCAATCCTGCAACATGAGGGGTATTCAAAATCTTGCATAACACGAATATTTCACTGGCATTATCTTGCGAGAAAGAACCAAAATCAATCCGAACTATAACAATATCTAATGCACTGATGTTACCTTCTTCGTAATTCTCTGCTACCTTTTCTATAATCCTGTTATTAAGCTCTGAGACCATATCAGCACTATCCCTGGATTTCGATATTCCACACGCATTGATGCACATCAGCATAAACAACACAAGAACAGAGACCGGCAAAACCTTATTTTTCATCTTACCCATACTCGTCTTAATCTCTTTCTGGCACATTTTCTATTTTAATGTGCAGGATATGATCCTGCAATCAGTGTAATAATACAACAAAATATTCGATGCGGAATCACCATTTTTTGCACGCAATGCGGCACCCATTTGACATAGCCCGTAACGATGTCCTCCCGCACCAGTTGCAATATCTGTGCAACTTACAGCTTTCAAAGCAGGCTGCGTAGAATGATCTTTTGTTCCATTACCACTACAGCTTGAGAAAAAGGCACCCCAAATATAATCATAAGTTGTAGATGATGGTTTATACATTACAATATCCGTTTTAGATTTACCTCCAGAAGTATAAAAAATATTTGCCGTTGCATCTATTGCCTCCTCGGTAACCTTAGTAGGATCATATACCTGACAACAAGAAGATGAGCAAACCTTATAATCTTTACCCGAATGATTCGAATAAACACTCAGCGCATACAATATACTTTTTCATTGCTTCCTCTTTTCTCTTCATAAAATACCTCTCTTTCTCGTCTGAACTTGTTTAATCTGCCTTCTGGTTAGAAATAAACAAATAACCATCATCCGTCTTTTGTAAAATGACCACCCATTGCCCCCCCTCATACTCTTTTTCGTATTTCAGTATGAGTTTGTTATTTGACTCCCAAGTTCCGGAAGTAACCATACACCAATCAAAATTCGAGTCTCCCATAATCAGATAGTAACTGTCATATTGCTCCAAATAATAGAAACTGTCCAAGCCTGTCTTTTTTGTCTCCGCCAGACTTATTCCCATTTTTTCCTGCAAAAAAGCATCCATTTCATTTGCTGTGATTTTTATGATATCCAAATACGGGGCATCACTACATAACTCTGTCAGCATTGACAGTTCATCCTCCGATACTTCGCCAAACGCTCCTCCAACGCCATTATAAAATAACTCAAACAAGTTAATTTCATCTGGTTGACTATACTCGCTGGATAACAGCATATTGTTCATGTTCGTTATGTCACCATTGAAAAATTCTGTGTTAAACACAGTAATTTCCTTTTCGGAAAGAGTACCGGAAGCCATCTGGCATCCTGAAAACATCAAAATCATAAAAGACAAGATAACCGATAATGCAAGTAAATCCATAACTTTTGTCAATATTTTCAT